TCTCCGCCTGCAAGCACGGCGCCGGGCGGCAGCGGGATGCAGTCGAAAGTGATCGTATTTGCCACTGGTCCAGTCAGACCGGTTTCACCCGGATCTTTGGACAGCGCAACGGTAGACCCGAGGGTCTTTTTAGCCCCGTCAACAGAGTCGATAACCCAGTCATTCCACTCGAAAGTGAATTCCTGAACCAACGGCGTCTGAGCAGTGCGCGATGCAAGTTTTTTCATGCTCTGTTTCTCCTTAAGTAGCCACGTAGCAAGAAATCACGCCGAAATCTTCGACGGCATTGCTCTCGTAGATGTTGCCGAACTTCGGCTTCAGGAACCCGAGGATCTTACCGACCGAGATACCTTGTGAGTTATCGTAGTCGAAGCCCTTTTCGTTCCATTCCGGCGCCTTGATGTCCGCCATGCCGAGCGCTTGGGCGCCGCAGAACAGGACTTGGCAACCGTCGATGTTTCCACCCGCACCGTACTTACCGCTGGACAGGCCAGAGGTATTCGGCACGTGACGGAACTCGTGCAGGTAGATGCCGTCGATCTTGACGGTGTTACCTGTGAACAGGTTGTCGTTGACGTCCTTGCTTTGGCTGTAGCGCAGGTTGGCCATGTAAGTGGCGTCTTGCTTCAGCTTGGCCATCGCCTGCGGTGTCAGGAACGCGTGGAACGTTTCTTCTCCGCCGCCGTTGGTCACACCGCGGATGTAACGATCCTTGGCATAAGCCTTCAGCTGAACGAACATTTCCCACATTGGGGTGTCTGCGGCAGCAACAGCAGCCGAAGTGTTCGAGCCAGACTGGCTAGTCTTCAGTACCTTGTTGGTACCATCCCAGCGGCACATACGGCGTGTCGACGGGGCAGCAACGTCGCCAGCGAACTCCAGATACTGGAGGTCAGAGCCGACGCGCGAGGCACCGTTCGGACGGTACGAATAGGCAACACCGGCCAGAGTCTGGAAAGCCAGCTGGTCGATACGGTCAGCCAGCCAGTAGGCCAGCACGTTCTTGCTGTTTTCGCGGAATGTGACAACAGACTTCTGGTCTGCCATACGACCTTCGTGACGGTTGGCGTGACGCAGTTGGTCGATGCGGATAACCTGATCAAAGGTTTGCATCCCTTCTTCGTTGCCTTCCAGCGTACGGTCGCCGGCAACACCATCACCCTGCAGGTCAGCCAGCAGCGTAATAACGGCGCGAGCGCCCTTTTCCGATTGCTTCAGCTCGGTGATGTGTTGAATCATCGCGTTCGGGCCGGTACCCAGAAAGCGGTTCACAAAAGACTGGTTACGGGCATTCTTCCAAAGATCCATCGACCAGATGGTTTTCTGTTCATTTGTTAGAAGGCCAAAATTGGTGAGAGCCATTTTTTTCCCTTTATTAAAGCGTTATGCCACTTCGAATCGATTGGACTTACTCAGATTTGCTTTAGCTGGCAGGATTTGCAGGTTGGCTTCGCAGTGCAGGCCACATACTAATTTGCTCTTCAGCGGAATTATGTGATCCACGTGCATTCTTGTACCCGTACTCTTACTCAGCGCTGCTGATTCTTTGTAAATGCTCTCAATCGTTTCTAAGTTAGCCCATTTCGGCGTGGCTCGGAGCTTCGATGCGCGGCGTTTGTTTTCCTTGGCAGTATTTAGGTGCGGGTTGGCTTTCTTCCACACCGCGTTCCTGGCTCGGCATTTATCGTTGTTCTTTCGGTAGTAATCGAGTACCCTAAGGTTCTCGCTCTCCCGGTTAGCTTCACGGAATTTCTGCCCAGCTGTCCTGTTTCCTGCTCGGACTACTTCGCGATTTGCATCTGCGTGTATCTTGACCGCTGCTCTGAAGCACATCTTGCACTTCGCTTCATAGTAACCCCGTTTGGAGTGCCAATAAAACTCTGTGTTTAGTTTGCTCTCGCTGCAGCATCTACACACCCGCATAGTTCCTCACTACGTCAGTTTCTACCACTTGCCGAATGTCGCTTCGAGCTAGCGTCTGTGGAGGCACTGTCGTGGCCTACCTGTATCCGATGTGCGGAATATACCACTTTTTACGCCAACATTTCGGGAGTCACAGTATTTCTTGCAACTTCTCCGAATTTATTTGAGTAAGTGATGCTTGTGACTTGTCGTTCAGCGATCCATCCGCCACGTGCGGCGTAAGCATCGCGAGCGGCCAGAGTCGGGTGCTGGATGACCGTCATGCCTGAATGCTCCTTCTCCTCCACGTGGTGACGGTGCCCGGTATGACAATACCGTTTGGTGGTAACGCCCCAAACTTTCGGGAACTGTGCAGCGAATGTCAGCGGCAGCTGGCTGTTCTTCTGTAGGTGGCCGTGGTGCCAAGCCAGCATGGTATCGCCGTGTTGGTGCACGTAGTACGGCAGTTCCGAGTCGATGACTGTCAGCCGGGGCTCGTTCTCGTACAGGGCGGAGAACATGGCACGGAGCCAGACACTTGACGCCATGTCGTGATTACCTTCAGCCATCACGACCACGACCTTGCGGTGTTTAGCCAGCGCCATGTCGATCACGCGGCGGAGAATTCGAATGGCTACCTTTACCATCTTCCCAAACCGGCCGTCCGCGTCTAGCGGGTGCTTGTGCATAGGAGTCTGGGCTACGTGGCCGTCATAGTGCATCCAGTCGCCAAGCTGGGCAACGACGCACGTCTCGGCGCTGGGGCTGGCTTTTACCATTGCGGCGAAGCATCCGACCAGCGTTTCTTCGGCGATGTCGAGGTTCCAGTCTGCTCCGCCCTCTTGGCTCCACGCCAGCATGCCCACGTGCGAGTCGGTCAGGGTGTACACGTTGCACAGGCTGGGCTGGGCGACATTCGGCGCTGTGATCGGTGCTACGCGCGGGAGGTCAGCCTGCATTTCCTCGATGGCTGCTTTCAGAAGCTCGGCCTGTTTCTCCTGATCCTGCGTTGTCTTGACCCACTGCAGCACCGTCTCGCCGTTCTTGATCAGGGTGCTGACTCCCTTCAGCTTCTGCCCGGCAGGGATGTCGAATTCGACATCCTGAACCTCCGCCTGCTCCTTCACCCGGTTTACCACGCGGTCTACGGTTCTGCGGCCTAGGCCCAGCCGACGTGCCGCCTTTGTGTTGCTCCCCGCCGAGATTACAGCCTCAAGCACTCGGCGCTGAGCCGGGTTAGCGTATTGGAGTAGCTCTTTCATTCTGCTTTCCTTAAGCGATACGTGCGGACGGGTCGACGCGACCCAGCATCGTGATTACAAACAATCCGTACCGCCCGCTGCGGATCGGCCCAACCTTGCGCTTCAAATACAGCCATTGCGGCCTTTGCTCCTGTCCCTACGGCGTCGATGCCTGTGCGGATCTTCTCTGCCTCCCCGGAGTCCCGGTAAACCTCTAGCCCCCGTTCTGACAGCACAATAACGTGGCACGAGCCGATTTTACCCAGTTTCCCGTTTTTCCCTTTCTTGTACCACTTCAGGAAGGCGTCGCCTGCCTCGACCTCGCCCGCCATGCCGATCAGTTCGCCGCGCCAACGGACGACTTTCGGCCCCAGCCAGACTCTGTCTCCGTCGCTGATGCTGCTGTCCGAAACCATCAGGCCGAGGGGTGCAGATGCGAGGATTGTGGTCATAGTTCTCCTAACTCAGCTGGTTTTGTTTCGCCCGTAGGGCCTTCCACCATATTGTGCGCCGCGTAGAGCGCCGCCAGTCGAGAAATCGTTCCCCAGTCCAGTTTGGACATTCGTGGGGTTTCGGGGCGCATGAACTCCGCCTGATTAGCGGACATGTATCGGTACATCCGCATAAACAGCCGCAGCTGGGACTGCGTCCAGTTTATGGCGTTTGTCATCACACACCTGACTTATCAATAAATTTCGCTGCTAGTTTGTCCAAAGCTGCTGCGCCGGCATATGCCGCGAGCGCTACGCTGATCGCTTCTGTCATGCCGTCCAGGGCCGCGCGCTCCCCGATGAAAAACGTCAGCACACCCGCCAGCAAACTACTCACCATGTGGGCGCCGATGAATAGCCCGAGGCGTTGCGGCATTTCGTCTCTAAGCCGGTTCAACAGGGCAGCCAGTCCTGCCAGCATCGAGATAATGAAAACCGTCAGCCACGCGAACATCGGCACACTCTTCATGGCGTCGTTCAACGCAAGCCCTGAGGCCCACACTGTGGCGGGCCAGAGGACATAGATGATGATTTTCAAGAAGAATAGGGCTCGCTTCATTTTCTGCGGTCTACGTAAGGGTACCGGCTAGTCCGTTGGTTCCGGATGATTGTACCGACAGCGATCCAGACCGCAGCTATCCCGTCGATGACGTAACTGAGCGCCAAAAGGGTCAGAGTGTCGTTCTTCGCCATAACGAGCAGGAACGCGCTGTTGCACAAAGCAAGGCCAATGTACACATAGTGCCTACAAAACCGCGCTGTGGGGATTCTGAAGCGATCTGGGAGCACATCGTTGATGATGATGTCCAGCAGCCCGATTATTGCCAACGCAGCCTGGGCAAAGAGGACGACAAACCCTGCCTCCCCAGACTGTTCCACCAGCTTGCCGTTAAGGGAGCCCCCAACAAACAAGCTTACGACGACGACCAGCGTGCGAAAGCACAGATACGTGCGTATCGGAAGGTAGGCTTTTTCGGGCTGCATGGCATCAGACCGTGTCGCCGCGAAGCTGGGCCAGAGTCTCTTCGTTCAACGCAGCGAAGTCTTTCTGGCTCATTTTCATCACTGCCGCGG